GAGAAGAGGTTGCCATAGCGCAAAGCTATAAAGAACTCGGATATGACGCTGATGCTCTTGACAGAAGCCCTAAAGATTGGAGAGTGGTTAGGGGTGCCTTGGGGGAATCTAAAGGATGGAACAATAAGATGTTTGTCCGTGCGGAAGCTTGCAAACACCATATCCGTATTACTAATATCAAAGTTGAGAGATTACAGGATATATCCAACGAGGACTGTTTGAATGAGGGAATAACGATGACTATGCACAAATCCGCCGACGGTGAATGGGGAAGATATTATTGGCATCATGGAATTACACGCTATAATTGTCCTAATGGACAATATAAGGAATATGATACCCCTTTAGAGGCTTTTTCCTCATTGATAGATTGCGTCTGTGGTAAATATACGTGGGAATCCAATCCTTGGGTTTTAGCTTATGAGTTTGAATTAATTAAATAAACAATCATGAATCAAATTTGCACAACTAAAGAACAATCATCCCGGCTATTAGAGGCCGGGATAAGACCGGATACGGCGGACATGGTAATCCTATATATTGACGATGAATGCAATGTAGCAGGATGGAAAGATATTCGGAAGGACGATAAAGGTCAGCTTTACTATGATGTATATGGGGAGACATATATATTGAGAAAAGAAATACTCCCAGTAGATAATCCATATTACGATCATTCTTATCAAAATGATTGCCCCGCTTGGTCCCTATCCGCTTTAATAGAC